TTGTAGCGTTCTGCGCACAGTTCAACGTGAGCTTCCAGGCTCTTTTTTTCAATTTCAGTAGTATCGGCCATTTGTAATCATTACTCCAGTGGTGTATTTACCGTAAAGAACCAAATGTTCTGATCTGTGCCTGACGTGGCAATTGTGGGAGCCATGGCGGGTTGTTCAGTAAGATTCAGCATCATGGGCACACCTTCACAGTCGCTCTTGAGGCCGGCCAAGGGATCTGGATTGTTGTACATTTCAAACACACCCGGAGATTCTGATCTGAATTCAAACTCCCAGACACCGTCCCGATGTTCGGGTACAGAGATGTCTTGAGGCTGAGTGCGCAGGCCAATGATCTGCAACAGAGTTTCCCAGTTGCGTTGTTGGTTGCGACTGTGATTCCAGTCTGCTTGTGTGTGTACCATTTGCCCCACACGATCACGGAATGGTATCTCGCTGGAACGAAAATGTCCAGTGACCCCGGTTAAACTGCAATCAAAAAGTGTGCGGCATGTTATCTTCATTCTAGGAGTATTTAATGCCAAAAAGAAACCCTGGATTTTTTACGTCCAGGGTTGCTGTGGGGTCTAAACTGATTACAGGTTAGTGAATGTTGCAGAAGCAGACACGTTGGCAGTTGGAATGCCAATGTTCAAGCCACCAGTTGCATTGGCTGTTTGAGCAGCAGCAACTAGAGTAGCTGTGGTGTAAGCACCACTTGGATAGATAGCCAAGCTGATAACGCCAGCACCAGCAGCAGCTTGGTAAATTGCGATTGTACCAAGTTGTTGAACAGATGTCAACACGTTGTTCAAGTAACCATTCACGTTACCAGCATTGGTAAGAGCAGCGTTAGCTGTCAAAGTGAAGAAGTCAAGTTTTGGACCTTGGATCTGAACTGGGCCTTGTGCTGCCACGTTGGCTGTTCCAGCGATAGAACCATTTGCTACGTCCAGTGCGAATGACGGTTGTGTAGTACCGTTTACTTTTGTAAATATTGCCATGATAAATTTCCTTTAAAGTTAATGGGATACAGGATCCCTGCACTTATTTAGTCAGTTTGGAAAAATCACGCCTCTTGAGGGTTGTTTCTCTGACGATTTTGAGCAGCAAAAGCATTGGGATCAAAGCGATTCACCGCCTTGGCATAGCCTGCAGGAGTGGCCATGACCCAGCCTTCTTGCCCGGGATGCTGTGTATCAGCCTGTTTTAGAATGTTCATTTTGAGATCATGCAGCAACAAAAATGCGCTGAATGCAGCGGCCAGGGCTGCTGTATTTGAACTGGGACTCTGCAGATATTCCACAATGTTACGAAACTTTTGTGGAGTTACTCGAGTCTGTAACCACTCGCCAAACTCAGGCAACAGAGTTGCAGGATTTAGGGGTGTGCCTACCTTGGTGTTGATAAAGTCCACACACAGTTTGGCAAGATCTGTGATCTTGTGGGTACGTAATTCAGCAGGATTAAACAAGGTGTTGATGGCAGCACCGTCTGTGCGCACCAGATTGCGCAGTTGTTTTTCCAGATTGCTGTCTGTGGCTATTGTACTGGGAGTGGCAGGGCGTTCCAGCATCAGTCCCGGCACAGCATTGAACGTCACACCCTTGAGTGGCTGACGTGCATCACCCACATCACCATACATGGAATGTATGGCAATGCCAATTGTGCTAGCACCAATGCGTTGTCCCAGCGCACTTCGAGCAGGAATCTTGTACTCAACTGTGTTGGGGCGAAACACATAGTTGCCTGCAATTTCAGGAGGAGTTGACATGTACAACAGGTCACCTTTGACATAGCCACGGAAGTTGGCAGGTAGCGCAGCTTCCAGCACAGGGAATAGCTGTGCATACAAGTTGATCAATTCTGTTCTGTCTCCGGGTCGTGTGCGTTGTATATCAGCCATCATTCTGGGGCTGGTAGCAAGACCATCATAGCCCTTGGCTTCAAAGCCCGAGCCATCTGTCAACACAAACTCACCTGTGGCAGGCTTGCGACCAAATATCACAGCAGGTTTGCCGTCCCACTTGGCAGTGATCGTTTTGGGAGACTCTGTGGCCTGTTTTACAATTTCCAGCGCATCCACAATGCCTTGAGTAGCACGGCGGAACACTAGATCTTCCAGGTGCTCAATGCCCTTGGCTCTTCCACCAACACCGGCTTCTTCTGCTTCCACAAGAGCCACATAGCCACGATTCACAATTCTATCACGCAGCCGTGCCAGAAAGTTTGTGTCACTTTCGGCCACTGACGTTGGTTCTTGTAAGCCTTCACGGGCTAGATATTCACGGAAGTCTGTGAGCTTGACATCACGTTTGGGATCAGTTGCCAGAGCAGCATAAATTGATTCTACATTTTTGAGATTGCTACTAGTAGCAGTGGGTCCTAGTAACACCTGTGCCACATAGTCTGGATCCTGTCCACCCTGCACCAGTTGATTTGTGGTGCGACTAATCATACCATTTGCACCCACCTTGAGGCCGGCTTGTTTGGCCAAGCTGCTTAGTAGTACATTACGGTTCATGCCCTTGAAAGCTGATCCTTCTGATCCACCATAATAGAATGTACCCCAGTCAAGATCAGGAAAGAACATGAAGTCAGTCTGCACAAATCCTTTTTGGGCATTGCCACCAATGGGAGTTTTGAAATGAACTTCGCCCAATTTACGCACCCAGTCACGTGGGTCAAGTCCTTGACTGGTGGCCCATTGTGTCAGTACTGCTGCCACCTGTTCTTTGGTTGTTTCTCCAAGGTCCACAGCCAGGTCTAGGTCTCCGGATGTGGGCTTGCGACCAGTGCTGCCCAACCAACGGTCTTGAGGAAATTTGATACCTGTAACTTGTTCCACCCAGGCAATGGTGGCCGGGATATCAGCTTGGTTGATACGTTGTGTCAGCGGCTGACCTTGAGCGTCTTTGAATACATTGCCGCCTTCGTTTAATTGTGACCATGATTTCATTTGAGATCCATCAATTCTCTAAATTGTTTCACAGCCTCATCAGGATTGGCTTGTGCTTGTGCTCGTGCTGCTGGCAAAGAATCCATGTCAATTTTTAGAGCGTCTGCTAAATTTTTTGCTCCGGGGGTTAGTGGTGCGGAAGTGGCAGCAGCAGTTGCATTGTTTGATGATGCGCCAGATCGGGGGTTAAATTTCAAAAGCTGCTGTGCTGGCAATATTCCATTTTGTGACAGAGTCAAAAACATCTTGGCTGTTGCTGCGGCATTGTTGGCAGACGTAGGAGTTGATGTTGCTGTCCAAATATCATTTACGGCCTTGGTTATGGTATCAGACACTATGTTGGCCTTTTCCTGTGCTTCCGGATTGTCGGCAGCAACGTTGGCTGCTAGAGTATCATATGTTGCCTTACTGTAGGAGTTGCCCGTGATCATGTTGTTGACCATGGTTGTCAATTGAGTTTTTAATTTTTCATTGTCAGCTGGATCAATTTGTGCTAGATTTGCTGCACCAGAGGCCTGTAGTTGAGCCTGCACCATCTGCGCCCAGGCCTTTTGTATTTGCATGGCAAATGGTTGTGCTTGTTGTTGTGAGTATTGACCTGCGGTAGTGGCACGGTTGCCGCTGGCAGTTGCTGCTGGTCTGGTATCGGGCATGCCAGTTGCTTTTGTGATAAATTGGCTGGCAAGTTGGCTGTTACTGATGCCCTTTGCAAAGCCAGCAAGGCTTGCCTCTTGCACTGGTCTACCGCGAGTTAATTCATGAATCTGCATGTGTTTTCCTAACTGATCTGGAAAACTTTCCAGCATCTTTTGTTCTTATTGCATTGAGTAATTTTCTTGTGAGATTGTCAGCTTGATCAGCACCAAACTCTGTTTCTATTTGCTCAATTAGTCGTATGGCGCTGGCAATAATGCTGTCGGCACGAGTTTCAATAATCAACCGGCGATCACGTTGCACATACAACGTGTCCAGTTCTTCCAGTATACTTCGGGTCTTTTTTTGCATGTTCACGGGCCTTTGGATTATTTAGCGATTTCTACTAGACAATAAATATCTACAACAAGGAATACACATGAGCAGCAGCATAAACCCCAACAACATAGACGGCAACTTTCCAGTTGCCGGACAGCCCAACAATACCCAGGGCTTTAGAGACAACTTTACCAATATCAAAACCAACTTTGCCACAGCAGCAACCGAAATCACGGACCTTGAAAACAACGGCATTTTCAAGAGCGCACTGTCTGGTACCACGCTGGACAACAACATGGCGGACAACTTGATCTATGCCGCTGCCATTAGAGACTTTAGCCTGGTGGCGGTTCAACTCACCGCCACCAGCGGCTCTATCACAGTGGACTACAGTGCCGGTCATTATCAAGCTATTAGCACCACAGGATCCATCAGCCTGAATTTCACAAACTTTCCTGTCTCTGGTGCAGCCGGCATAATCAGACTGAGAATTTCCATTACCAACACAGCATACACCTTGACCTTGCCTGCAGCGGTCACCCTGGGCACCACAGGTGTACAAGGATATGCTGCCAATGTGATTACCTTTGCTGCCACTGGCACATACGAGTTTGGATTCTCAACCACAGATTCGGGAACCACAATTACCATATTTGATCTAAATAGACCACTCTTGGGCAGTGCGGAATCGGCTGTGGGATACAGTACAGGCACCGGTGGTGTGATAACACAGGCCACAGACAAATCAACTGGTGTTACTCTAAACAAACGTTGCGGACAAATTACCATGAATGCAGCGGCACTGGCAGCGGCCGCAGAAGTCAGCTTTACACTGACCAACAGTGTGATTGCAGCCACAGATGTGGTCATGGTCAGCATTGCATCGGGTGCCACAGCAGGTGCTTATAGTGTTCAATGTGATGCTACCGCTGCTGGTTCATGCAGAATTAGCGTGGGCAACAGAAACGCAGGTTCACTCGGTGAAGCCATTGTGCTGAACTTTGTTGTGATTAAATCTGTTGCAGCTTAACTGCTTTTGATCTGTCACAATGGACTACCGCGCAGGTCATTATCAAGCTATTATCATTACAGGTCACAATGACTGATTGTTTTTGTGTACTTCCGTGGTACAGTAAAGAAATACTAGCCAGGCGAGCAACTCCTTGTTGTCTATTAGATAAATCAGTTGATATTAATTTAATAAAGCAGGATTTATTAAATAATATTCAAACGCCAGGTTGTGATAAATGTTGGACTGTAGAATCGGCAGGGGAAACAAGTCGGCGGCAGCAGGAAAATACGTTTCTAGACCATAGATTAAATCAAGACATCCAAAAAATTCGCCAAGACTGTGTTGACGGAACAAATGAATTGTTGGTTTATCAGATTGTTCACAGTAATCTTTGTAATCAAGCATGTGTTAGTTGTAGCAGTTTGCTTTCAACTAAATGGGCAGAAATTGATAAAAGAATGGGGATTCTACCTAACCCGTTAATACATGACGGCATAGCTCGCGCTAAAATCAATTATCGCAGTGCAAAGAAAATTTCACTGTTGGGTGGAGAGCCACTGATTGATCCGGCAACTTTTAAAATGCTAGAGCAGTTAGTCTTACACAACAATACCGATTGTACTATATCAATAGTTACTAATGGTAGCATATCACTGACACAACAACATCTCAAACTGTTTCAATTGTTTAGCGATCTGACTATTTGTGTTAGCATTGATGGGATCGGACCAGTATTTGAATATCTTAGATGGCCGGGTATATGGAATCAAGTAGTCAGCAACATCAAACAATACCGTACTGTCGCAAGATATGTTAGTGTGAGTTACACTATTAGTTCGCTGAATGCTATATATTACGATAAAACCGTTGCATGGTTTAATCAAAATAATTTACCATTTAATCACAATGTGGTATCAAGTCCTTACTGGTTGAGTTTAAAAAACATGCCTAACAGTTTCAAACAACACCTAATGACCAAACAAAATTTTGTAACAAAATTTTGTAACATAACTGATTTAGAAATTAGTACCAATAACATGCTTTATTATATAAATCAACAAGATAAGGCCAAGAAAATCAGCATCCAAAATTATCTGCCAGAGGTTTGGAAATTGCTTTGTGCTGATAATTTATAAATTTAGCTAGGATGGGAAAAACTTTTGCTAGATTTGTTCCTCGCCGCTGATCGTTTTTTTCTAAGTTTCTAATTACAGATATTAGATTGTGTTTATTTTGTCCCAGCATGTTTGATTGTTGAATCCAGGGCTGACAATAATCAGTTATTGATTTTAAATATGTAATCATCGACTCGGGCATGGTTTCTAATCCGTATTCCCCAAACGCTTGATGTACATATATTTCTATATTGTCACCAAAGATGGATGTTGAAAAATTTGTCTTGCACCAATCATAGACCTGTCCAATATCAATCACGTTTAATATACTAGCAGTCACAGTAAGGGATAACATGCTATTGTGTGGCAGATTTTCGCGCCACCACATTAAAGTTTCTTCAACCTGTGGCCATTTGGCCGGATATCTTAGATATTCAAATTGGTCACCAATACCATCAATGCTGAAACTTATCCTAGCAAATTTAAATTGTTCAATAAGATGTCTAGTAGATTGGTCAATACGCTGTGTGCCATTGGTATTATACATCAAGTCAATTTGACTTGGATCGGTTCGACTTTTGATGTATTCTAGTATTTTTTTGTGTGTTAGAGTTAAAAATGGTTCCCCGCCCCACATGCGAACTTCCTGCAATTTAGACAAATCAAGAGAGTCTAGTTTTTCTAGAAAAAACTTGTCTAAGTTTGGACGAACGTTTTGTCCTTTTATTCCCAACTCTTTACGCCATGTTGTACTCAAACTAGGGCCGCAAGTAACGCAGGCCAAATTACAAGTATAGTCAATATTGATATCTAGATATTGAACAGAAGCGTCAAATGTTTCAGGCCCGTGTGTCTCAAGATACCCTTGCCGCATGCTTTTTTTATTGGTATTTTCTTGAAGAATACATCTTGAACAGTCAGACTCGGGCAGTTGTTGTTGTTGATTTGTAGTTCTTAATTCAACCAAGCTAGGATGAAAAAAATCAACTACACTTGATGTATTAATATTATTTTTGCTCCAGCAACACGCCGAATATGAAAAAGAATTTTGAGTAATGTTTGACAACATTAAACCATGATGTATTCGTGGGCAATATTTGCTCATGATGCTTTGATCTGTCCCAGCAACTGCTTGAGTTTGTTGCTTTGCACATCTGCTGTGACCTTGCTACTCAAGGGATCATGACCTTCTCGTGGTCTGGGCTTTTCCCAGGGCTGTGAACTACTGCTGCTGTCAGCAGGCGCGACTTGACTGCGGGCCTTGATCGAATCCATGATTGAACTTTGTGGTTTGTTGTGGCCGTTTTCGTCCCCGCCTTCATCAGTAATGCGCATGGTTTCAATGTTGTACTCCAGATCAATTTTTTGACCAACGCCGGTCGAGCTTCGAGACTTCATACACTGTATCTGATACTTGCCACGCTCTTTCATGGAGCGACTGGTAAAGATACCAAACACATTGTCTGCTGTGTTGATTTTACTGATACCACCTGAAATGTGGCTGTGATCAAATTCCATTTCTTCCACTGCTGACCTGTTCAACTGACTGGCTGTTACCAACAACACGCCCAGTTCCTTGGCCAAGTTGCGCAGCTCTTCCGATACATACTTGTCTTTGACAAACAAGTCGTTGGGGCTGACCTTGGCACTCACAGGCATTACCAAATCAAGATAATCTACCATCACAAAGTCCACCCGGATACCTGTTTGTATTTGTACTTCTTTTAGATATGCACGAATGTCGTTGACATTGCTCTGTGCTGGCAAGCCTTTTACCCGATACTGTCCAGATTTCTTGGCCACCATCTTGACCTTGAGCTCTGTTGAATCAATGTCACGGCGTATTTCTTTAGTGCTCATGTTTGTGAGCATGGCGTCTGTTCTCAAACTAGTAAGTTCTTCTGATAGTTCCAGTGTGATATACACGCCACTCATGCCCTGCTGCAACCAGTTCAAGGCAATGTTCATCATCACAAGACTCTTACCAGATCCGGATCCACCTGCAAAAATGTTCAGTTCTCCGCGACTGAATCCACCATACAGCAGTCGATCCATTTGTGGCCAACCGGTTGACACTTGTCCACCTGAGTTGAAATACTTGTTGATTCGTGCTGCTGGATCTGCAAAGTAGTCTGTGCCCATGTCCTTGGTTAGTGAAATCTGCACAGCATCTTTGATCAGTTTTTCCACAGGATCGTAGTCGCCCTTTTCCAGCAAGTCTGCTGCTTTTAGAATAGCACGTTCCAGTTCCTGGCGCCGTGTAAATGCTTCAAACTCGGTCATGAACCAGTCATAGTGTCCTTCGTTGAGATCTGGCACTGCATTCAACTTGATGCCTGTGGCCGCAGCAATCTGTGCTCGGTCTGGCAAGGTCTTGAACTGTTCTGAATGTTCCTTGATAAACGCTGCCGCGGCTCTTAGATTGCGATCAAAATTTTCTGGATTGTAAATGTTCTGCACCCGCACGTAGCTGGCAGCATCCTCCAGCATCATTTCTAGGAATAGTTTTTGTACATCAGTGCTGTAGTCTTTTAACAAGATTTTTCTTTCGTAATTCAATTTTGATTCGGCTGGTTTCTCTGGCAGCAATTATAGTTAGCAATGTGCCTAGACGGCCATATAGTTTAACAGCATCATTCACATCCTTGACACTGTCGGGCCATGCAGGCATGCTCACAGCCCAACCCAGTTCCACAGCACGATCCACCAGTTCCATACCTGCTAGATCCTGGTCGGGCACCACTGTAATTTCTCGACCCAGATTGCGAATCAATCTAGCTTGGGCATCACTTATGGTGTTGTGCATCAAGGCCACACCACCAATACTGAGTGCGTCAAATATGCCTTCTGTCACGATCACCTGAGTCCAGTCTGGTCGCTGTAGATCTGTGCCAAACACATAGCCTGGCTGCATGTCATTTATGTAGCGTGGATTACGATCATCCAGAAATCTAACAGTGTGTCCCACAATGCTGTTGTGATGTGTGAATGGTATGATCACTTGATCACGGGCGGGCCAGGCTTCTGGATTTGTTTGTGTCATCACAGGATAATCATCGGGCACACATCTTGATCGCACATAGTCTCGATGCAGCCCTGTGCTACCGACCAGTTCAGCAAATGGCGGCAGGTCTCGTTCTTCAAACTTGATATCTGCTAGAATATCCACGGTGCGTTGTCTGTCATCCAGAATGCCGTGTATGCTCCGGTGCCGCAGGCTTTCAAGATTCAACATTTCTATTTCACGTTCGGGCACACCCATCCAGCTCAAGAGCCTGCGGGCCTTGAAACTTACAGTACGGCCAAGGATAAAGCTAGCGGTGTAGTTGCAGTTGAAGCAGTGATAACTCCAACCCTGTTCGGATCTTTTGAGGCCACCGCGACTTCTGCGATCTGCTGTGTTGCCGTTGTGTTCACAACACACAGCATTAAAACTGATCCATCCCGATGCACTAGATTTTCTCTTGGCAGGTAGATAATTCACAATGTCCAGCATCTGCTTAGTGTAACAGATTTATGCGACAATCGCAACAGTTATCGGTATTGTACGTTCTGAATCAGGCCGTTTGAGAAGATTACGGTGGCTGCTGTTCCGCCATTGGCAAATTGCATGGGCAGGTAGCCTGCACCGCCGTTGGTCACTGTGACACTGCTGACTGTTCCGGTTGCACCCACATTGGCCACGGCTAGGGCGCCGGCTCCGTCACCAAGAATTTGAACATAGGGTGCAGCCACATAGTACTGACCAAGATTGGTTAGGCTGATTCCAGTCACCACACCATTGGTCACTTGCACATTACCTGTGGCGCCGTAGCCAACTGAGTTGTTCAGAGCCAGGCGCAACAAGGGATGAAACCCCACAATGTTGAAATAATCGCTCACAGTCTGGTCCAGATATTGGCGGCTCTCACTCACGTCTGTCCACACAGCTTCGTAGTTTTCTGCTGCCTGCACCTTGACTGTGCCGGTGTAGTGAACTAGATCAAACTTGACCGTGGTAAAACTTGCACCAGTGGTGTCAATATAGCTGGAATAGAATTCAGTCATCTGTACAGAATTGATCGGCTGAGGGTTCAGTGCCCAGTCTGGATATCCTGTGGGTGCTGTGCCCACATACTGATTCTTGCCATAAAGATCTGGCACTGTGACTGGCTGGCTGGGTTGGAATTGGGGCAGTACCGAGTCCACAATGTTGCAGTCTGCTCGTGCCTGGCTGTTGGCATCCACATAGGCTGCCTGCACATAGTTGCCGGCACTACGTTGAATGCTGTAGCTGGCCGGCTGTGCTTGAATATTGATGGTGTCTGCGCTGTTGAGTACCACCTTGACACGGCCCAGAGCCGAGCTTAGAATCTCCATGCTCTTGGTTAATAGCAGCTCATCTCCGGCTTGATTTACAACTCGAAAAACAAAATCCGAGCCTGCAATGTTCACAGGTTTTTGATCCTGATTGATAAATTCAAAGAGCAGCACATTGTCTACTCCCTTGTTGATTGTTAGTTGTTTTGCGTACACAGGGTCGTACCTCTTGGTAAAATATCCACCGCTGGTGTCTACTAGTAACACGCGGACAATTTGCTGATAAAGATAAACGGTGGTGGAATACATATCGTATTATTTATCCAAAATTCGCGCACCATAAATACCTCCGATGGGTAACAATATATTTGAAAAACTAACGGAGAAATACCCGTTTATAACACTGTGCATGTATGCCAATTCTGAGTACGTGGGGGTAGTGCAAAATCGCGATGACATTGTGACCACCATCTACGACTTTGGCAGCATACAGGCCCAGGGAGACAAACTACAGTTTCTGGATCTTGCGTCAACCTGGTGGTGGGAAAGCAACAGAAGCATTCCTATCAACATATTCCTACGTGGTGAATGGGATCAATTTAGACCCACTCTAAGAACTTTTGTCAACAAAGATCTTGAAATCCTGCACGGTCCTGCCTGCTGCTTGATGGACATAGCCAGGAAAAAGTCAAAGAGAAAATCAATTACTCTTGTGAGACGTCTAGACTAACAGATTCATGTGCAGTGCTACCAGAGCACCGTAACCTATAGAATGCGCCTTTTTAAATGTGTATCCGCGACTGGTATCACCATCCCAGACTGAATCAAACACCTCAGGCCAGGGCAGATTCTGCAGGTGTGCCTTGCCCGGACGTATGATTGATATAAATGCAGCCATCCTGGGTATGCTGTCAGGTCTCATGGTCGCCAGTAGATGTCCATAATTGCCCACGTGAACCAACTGTTGAGCCCATTCAGGATCTTGCCATAGTCTTGTCCACGGAGGCGTGGCCGCAAGCACAGCGTCATAGTGTTCGGGACTCTGAATCAACTGATACACACTCATGTTCAAGAAGTCCAGTTTGAAGTAACCCCGGGATTCTGCTGACTCGTAGTCTATGGCAGCACAGTTATTCACAGGATCTTGCGGAATGTCTGTGACATACACTCCCGAGTTGTGACGTCTGGCACGACCATCTGTGATCTGCCGTGCAGGCGTGTGCTGAATCAGTTTTAGTATATCATCTCGATTAGAGAAATCAATGTCAATGTCTGCGCTCATACTGTACACAAGGCCACAACGGTTTGCAATTGCTGTTCAGCTAGACGCACAGCGTCCAGTGCATCGGCCACAGTCGGATGCTTTTTTGCCAGGTCCTGGGCTGCTTTCTCTTGTGTCATCTTTTTTATTGCCCACCCAAGTGCTTGTTCAGCATTGGATGACAGGCCCACGCTAGAGCTGCCGCCCAAGGCGAGCCAGGCATTGCCATCATACACCTGTGTTTGACTGTTGTGATATCGTACTAGGCCTGCACTGGCAGCACCAGGACTGATGTATGGTCCATTAATGGAGCTTGATACTGTGATGTATGGACTTGTGCCGTAAATGTTTGTGATCATGTTACCATCCTGCTTGTTTCAAAATGTTCTTGGCATAGGCCTGATCCTGGGGTCTATCCTGAAATCGTTTTTGCCAGGCATCGCTGTCAATGTAGGGCCATATCATGCTGACCTGTGTGGCGTCTAGTTCGCTCAGGAACTTCTGCCCGGATTCTGAATTGTAAATTACCCAGGCACTTATTCTACCTGCGGTCACAGCGTAACACAGCACATTGGCATTGCCATATCTCATGCAATCATGTGCAGGGCTGGCGTTTTTTTCTGACCAGTCTATGCCAAACTCTATGGCTCGTGCAAGTGCATCATCCACTGCTTCTACCTTTAGATGATCCACCAGATATTCTGTATACACCTTGTCGCTGCACCAGTGATCAATCTTGCGATTGTGTTTCAACAACCAGGCCATGAATCTTTCCGGATTGATCACTCGAGTGTTCACACAGTAGTGTCCAAACTTCACAAATGCACGATAATAACTGCTTTCACAAAAGGTATCGTGTGTTTTGTTTCTGGCTGATCCGGCCATGCTTTCGTAAAAGCGAATGTAGGCTTGAAATCCCAGTCTTGGCCCGGGCTCGTCACGCTCGCGACGCCGACGTTTAGGCTCGCACATGTGCGCTTGTATAGATGTTTCTCTCACAAACTCTTTTTTGCAGTATTCACACACATGGGTCATGCTGATTACTTCTTGGTGTTGCCAGAGTCTCGGTTGTATGCGTCTAGTTCTTTTTGTGTGACCAATTCGGCCATTACGTCAATCTCATCGTCCTTGTAGGTGGGATATATTTCCATCAAGGCCTTGCGCTTGGCACTGAGTCCTGCGACTTTTTTCTTGGGAGCAATCCAGGGATGTCTCATTGTGCCCATACCCGGACTTACTGCTGTGGCACACAACCATTGCAGTTTGGGATGACGGCCTATGTCAAAAAAGTGCTTGTTGAGATAGTGGTTGCAGCTCTGCACATAGTATTCTTGCAGTTCCTGAGCACCGTCCACTGCTGAACCCCAGCGCAACATCAGAAACGTGGAGAATTTCTTGCGCTCATCCGAGTCAAGTTCGTCATAGAAGTTTCTGTTCTTGATGTCTAGTTGGCGCATCTCGTTTGAAATGTGTAGTTTATCCATTGTTTTTTTCAAATTGGTACACTGGCCAATTTGCTTTCAAACTTAAATTTCCAGGTAAAATCTGTTTCCAATGTAATTGATAACCAAGATTAATCATTGCTGCTATTAGTAATTCTTCACCAATCTCTATCACGATTCCACAAGTTTTTCTGTCGGTTACAGTGTGTCTCATTCCCGGAGCGTTGGCTAATTCCTTGAGCCATTTCAAAATTTGCCCTGGATTATCAAGCAAGATGCTTTGAGGGTTGCACCAATTGACCAATTCTTCCAGCATCAACAACGGTGCATGACTATGATAAATTACCCCTAGTGCTATTGCCACATCCACTTGCCCAACTTGATCTAAATCATAATGCATATCTCCGAGCAACACATTGCATGATTTTAATTTAGGGTTTAATTGAAGCATGTCAGCTGATTGTTTTCGTGCTTCAACCAGGGTAAGTTGTTGGGGGCAATGATTTAAAATGCGCTCACTTATCCATCCATCATACGGTCCAATTTCTACTACAGATTTATTTCTACACACATTCAAAAAATTATCGTCAATATATTGCCAGGTATCCTGCCCCCGAATGTCAGCAACATTAATAAAATTTAAAGGATCACTCATGTGGTCTTGCTCAGTTGATAGATCATTATAGCACGTTCTAGAGCGTCTTGTAAAGTGGGATTGGTCCGCGCTGTTCGCCGAATCTCTCCCCACATTTTATCTTCCTGTATGTGATCATACACGGGTCTACCATCACTGGTCCTAGGGTCATGATCGTATCCCACTACTGTTCTTTCAGTCTCGCCCACACGCCTGGAGTACACAGTACTGTCCACACGCTCGTAGATCAAGGGCACACCAGGCGCAAGGCTACCCATACTGATACCCGTACTGAACATGTGCCCAACGCAGGAATCGTTCTAGCCCTTCGCGATCTTCTGGATAACTTTCCAGGTACAGTCGAGCCAGTCGATTGATTGTTCGAAATACTTCGGGTTCTGTGTAGGCCATAAGTTACCAGGCCTTGTTGTAGTCAACTATTTCACAGTTACGACTGACGTCTTTCACAAAGTACACACAGTCAGGTTGTTCAGCGTCGTTGATGGGCACACACAGCATCTGTCCGTTCTTGAGTTTGGGTGCATACCAAGACACTTCTTGATAAACATCAATGATTTCAATGGGTGGAAAACTGGGCCTGAAGCTGCTGAGAGGATTGAACTGGAATACATTGAAGCCACGATCATTGATACTGGTCAAGGGCAACATTTCTAGGTCGCCAAGATCCGGTTCACCAATTAGAATTTGCCAGTCCACGGGCATTTTGATTCTGGCATCGCCTATCTGCAGCACCAGAGCAGGTGCGCTGAAGCTTTCTAAAAATATCAAAGGAATGTAGTGATAATCTGGATCTTGTGGATTGCTGTTGTCCAGGATGGCAAAACGCATATCATCCACTTCGTCGGGCAAATGATCTAGATCA